TTCGGCTCTTTCCTGGGCGTCCCCGGCGCTGTGCAGCTCGGTTGCTAGGTCGTATTTGCGTCGCCCATATGCCGCTATGGATGCGGCGTCCTCGAGCTCGTAAATATTGTTATTGCCGTATTCGACCTCGATATCGTTAATCAGGGTTTGGAGGTTTTGCTGCCATTCGGGAGCCCACGCTATCGCTGATCCTGGAATGCTCGAGGCGGCGTTATTGATCGGGAATGTGGACCAGGCCGAGGTGTAGAAGCTCCACGACTCCGTCAGGTTTTCCCAGATACCGGCATTACCGGCAATGCCCCGCTCGCCGTAGTCCTCGAATATCACGCGGCCCCGGCAATCATCAAAATATGTACCGCCGGACCATTGGGCTACCTCTTGTAGGTAGGACAATTTTGGCTGAATCCCTGGATCGTTATTACTGTCGAGCTCGAGGACGTTATCGGCTGCGTTGAGGTAGTCGATGCCAGCGTCGGCCATGACAGCGTCTACCCGGTCCCTGGGGGTTTCTTTCGAGTATGCGCTCTCACCTGTGGTCAGGAGGCCGAGGCGGGCTAGGTAGCCGATGCCGGTAACCGTGACGACGGTTATGGCTGGATCGGTCGATAGGTACTCGAGGCGCAGATCGGTCACGGTGCCCGTAAACCGGCATATTCCCGTATACGCGCCAATGCGGAGCTCGTCGCCGATCTGGATACCTGTTCCCGTGGTACCCCTAAGAATTACCTGGGCGGTACCGGGCTCGGGCGTGGATTTGATATCGGCTCGGGCGTGGGTTACTTGGACGTTGTATTCGACGTCTGCTAGATCGAGGGGGACGTCGTTAATCAGGACGGCGTAAATACTCATTACAAAACCGGCTGTACGTTGCGGCCCGACCGCTGGTCACTGTTACGGATCAGTTGGCTAATGGCTGTGGCGACGGCCTGCTCGGTGATCCTGGACTGCTCGGCTTGGGCTGCCGCTACCTTTTCGGCTCGAGCAGCTGTAGCGAGGGCCTCGACCTGCCGGACGGCATCCGCTACTTCCTTTAACATGCGCTCACTAAAAGAATCCCCGACTTGCTGGCCTAGCTTATTTCCTAGTCTCTTAAACTTGCGCTGATCCTCGGCAAATTGCATAGCCAAACCGTCTAGTTTCGCGATAGCCCCTAGGCGCCCGGCCTCGAGGAATTCGGGCACCAGGTCGAGGGCTAGTTCCCTAGTCTTATCCTGAATCTTGGTCCAGCCACTCTCTATGCTGCCCTTAAGACCATCATCGCTCAGCATGGCTTGGCCTAGTTCCCAGCCACCTTCTGGACCGATGCTGGACAGGTACTCGATCAATCCCTGGGGAACGTTGGCTGCCTTGAGGGCGTTTAGGACGTTGCCGCCCCATTCCATGTGATCAAAGGCCGTTTTTAGGCCTTCCTCCATGTTTTCGGCTAGGTCGCCGCCTGATTCTTTCGCGGCGTCGTACAGGCCGACTAGATCGAATGCCTCGAGTAGGTCGTCCTGGATCGTGTTCGCGTATTCCTCGACGGCCCTGGTGGCATCATCGAGGACGCGGATACCCTCGAGGAGCTCCTCGCGGCTGGTCGCGAACGCAATACCTTGGGCTTCGTAGGCTTCTACTAGGTTTTTTTGTTTCTTTGTTAGTTCGTCGGTCGCTCTGGCGGCACCGCCCGTTGCGCGTTTGTAATCGTTAGTTTCATCTGCCGCCTCGCTGGTTTCATTGTTAAGCCTGTCCAGCCGGACCGCTGCATCTCGGTAATATTCGTTAGCGGCTTTAAGCTCGAAATTAATGCCAGTATAAGTTTCAGCAAAGTCGCCCCCGGCGAATGTGCCTTTATCAAAATCGCTAGGCATGAGGGAGAGTTCGTAGCGTAAGGCATTGGCCTGTCTTGCTGCTTCTTTGGCTTCATCGCTTAGGCCTCGTAGGTCTATCGCAATGTCCTCGAAAATGTAGTTGATGGTTGCGCCTGGATCGGTGAAAAAGCCCAATACCTTAGATAGTTCCGTGGCTTCCAGGACGGCTTGTTCTAGTGCTTGGCCAATGTTGTAACCGGCTACCCGTATCGAGCTTTCCGCCGATTCCATATTGTCTACGAGCTTTTGGGTTTCGTCGTTCGTGTCCTGAAGCGCTTGGAGCAAACCGGCCCCGAACGCTTCTTTAAGGTTGTCCGTCGCTGTCGTTAGTCGAGCTAGGCGGCCCTCGAGGGTTTGGGCGGCTACGTCAGCTGCGCCGGAGAAATTATTAGCCAGCGTCGTCATAATGTCGTCCAGCGACATTGTTTTAAGTTGTGTGCGGTCCAGGCCAACGCCTAGTCGGGATAAGCCCTCGACCTGGCCGTCGTAAGCCTTACCTAGTTGGTCGGACACGCTGGACAGGCTTTTACCTGTGGCTGCCGATATATCCATGGCGATCTTTAGAGCCCGGTTGGCGTCCTCTGTGTTTCTTGTAGACCTTACGAGGCGCTCGTATGCGGGTCGTAGATCGGTGTCGGCTACGCCGTAGGCACGCTCGAGCTGGTAGATGTATGCCTCGACTTGGGCCGTATCGTGGGCCAGGTTTAAGTTGCCAAGGGTATTAGCGAGGCTTGCGACGGCTTTTTCGTCTTCGATTGCGGCTTGGACGCCGTCTGTGGCCAGCTTGAGGGCGAACGCGCCAGCGGCTATACCTGCTCCGATCAACGCGGGGCCAAGCATGTTTTTAAGGGTTCCCGAAAAACCTTGGGCTTTCTTTCCGGCTTGGTCCATGCCGGAGTTAAATTTCTTGAGGTCTGCCGCCAGGTAGACGGTTAATGTCTTAGCCATTAGACGGCCCACTTACGGATAATTTTATCGACCGCTTGGCCCCATTCTTGGAGGGCGTAGGGCCGGTAGCTGCGGGCTTTGTCGAGCCATTGTGTGCGCTCGAATGGGGCGAATGAGCCGCCGCCGTCGCCGCTGTTCGACGGGTACCGGACCATTGTGTAGCTGGCGCCACCACTAAAGCGATTCATGCGGGCGCCGCCGATCATGACCTTCGGTAACCGGTCGCTGCCTGCTTTAACGCTTTCGGATAGTTTCTCGCCCCACGGGCCCGCGTACTGTAGGGCGGCCTGCTGGAATGCGGGCACCATGCGATTCTGGGCGATGGTTTTAGATGCTGCGCGGAGTTCCTTTTGCGCTTCTGGCCCTAGTTGTCGCAGGTCGCGCAGGAGGGAGTTAAGGCCGTCGATTCGGTAATCGAATGCCTTACTCTGGGCCATCGCGGAGCTCCTCGATGATCGTGGCCAATAGTTGCGGGTCGTACTGTCGGACCTCCGAGACTGGCCGTCCTGTAGCGATAGCTACTCGGACGATCATTCGTCGGACTGATCCGATTGGGTAGGGTCCGGCGTCTTGCCTACGATTACTCGTACTTTGCGGGTCCTAGCCCATGCGCGTACCTCGGCGACGGTTTTAGGCTCTTTGCCTTCGCTGTGGCAGTATGCCACGACGAGCTTTAGGCCGTTATCGGTGACGTTGCCGCTCGGGTAGAGCGCCTCGGCTACCTCGAAATCGACCGTTAGTGGTTGTATTACGGTCGGCTCTTTTTCGTCGTCCAGGTAGATATCTAGTTGTGGGTACATGTGGCGTTTCCCCTTTCACGGTTTAGGCGAATGTTACGTCGCCGGTGAGGCTGAGCGATGCGGTTACGATGCCGGTGGCGTCGTAGTTGAGGTCGAGGCCGTCGATGCTCATGGTCGAGCCGGTCCAGGTGCCTGTGGCGCTGGCGACGATGACGGCAACGGTCGAGCCCGCTGTGATAGCGGTCTGCAACGCGGCGTAGAGGCCTGCGGCTTCGTCGTACAGGAAATCGACCGACATAGTGGAATTTAGGTCGGTCTGATCGAACGCGACCGAGTCGAGGGTCTTAGTGCGAACGATGGTGGGCGTCGTGGTGATGGTGCCCGTGGTGATCTGGCTTTCGTACTGGGTAGCGTCCACCGACAGGTTGATCGCGGCCCCAGCAACAGATACAGCTGGCATTTTTATTCCTTCCAATGGGCCGAGACATTTATCTCGGTGGTGAGTACGGTGCCCTGGGCTCCGGTGTCCTGGAGCTGCGGGGCGTTTACCTGCTCGACGTTCATCGAGCCAGGAATATTAGCGAGGACTACGTCTACGGCGTCCTCGATGTCTGTGGTTGCGGCCTCGTTGCTGCGCGGGCTGATGACGACGGTTACGCGCCAGCGCACGCGGTAGTTGAGGGGGCTGCCGATGCGCTCGGGCACGATCCAGGGGCTGTCGGGAATGATGACGATAGCCGGGGGTTTCGGGATCGCTGGCATGGTGTCGTAAACCCTGTAGCCGTTGCCGTCGAGGGCGACTATTAGGGCTGTGCGGGCTTCGGTGCTGAGGGCCATTAGCCGACGACCCCACCCATGTTCAGGTAGGGCGCTAGGAGCGCCATTACGCGCTTAGTTACCCACACGCTGAGCCGGTAGGCACCTGGCGAAAAATCGGTGGCCACGGCCTGCCCTCCGGCCGCCGTACGGGCTTGGAATATTTCGACGCCGACGGCTAGGGCTGCTTCCTTGCAGGCTGCGGGTTCTGCCGTGTAGGCGGCTGTGGTGATTAGGGAGCCGACGATATCGTCGCTGGCCTCGGCGATCTGGTCGAGGTCTGCGTCGATAGGCGCGACGTAGTCCAGGTCTAGCGCGTCGGCTAGTTCCTGTCCTGTCACTAATGCCATTTCGTCGGCTCCCTAATCGTTACCCGTGGTTTACGGGATATCTTCCATGGAGATAACGCCAGCGGCGTTGTACGTCGCGGTAACGCCGTAGCCGTAGATCGAAACGTCCCGGCCGATCTTGCCGACGTTCTCGGCGGTGGCGAGGCTCGGGCCGTCCTCGATCCAGGAAGCTGCGCCGCTGTTGGACACGATGATCGAGCCAGCCGCGAGGTTCCGGTCGTGGATCACGGGCAGGCCGGAAACCTGGACTCCGAGGGTTCCAGCGGTCGCGACGCCGGACACGTTCTGCACGCCGTAGGGCAGCGGGAAGAAAGTGGACCAGCCACCGATCGCGTTAAACACGTTCGACGCGACGAGGACGAATTCGGCCGGGCGGCCGGTCGCGGTCTCGACGGCAACGGACGCCTGGAACACGCCGGAACGGAAAGCCGATCCGTCGGTGTCGCTTGCGAAAACGTACTCCTGCGGAGTCGAGGCCGCCACGATTGCGTCCACGAAAACGTTATCGGTCACGAGCGCGTAGGACGCGGCCATAATCCGGTTGTGGGCGTCGAGGTAGGACGGGCTCGAGCGCTGCAACAGCTGGTAGCTGATGTCGGACGCTGCGCCGTAGGTGGCCAGGGTGGCCGTGCCCTTAGCGATATCGACTCGGACGCTGTTGAGCTCGTCCTTTTCGGCTGCCTGTGCGGCAACGATCGCGGAGAGATCGCCCGCGTAGTAAGGCCAGTTAAATTCGAGGCCGGTCTCGCCCGCCGACTCGGTGCCGAACGCGGTGATGCCTGGGCGGCCCAGGTCCACAATGTTCTTAACTTCCTGCATCCAGTTAGGAGGCATGACGCCGGGGTTATTGGTCGTGATCTGATCGACCAGG